ATATTATATATATAATATATTTATTATATTTAATAAATTTATTTACTATTTATATATTTCTTTTTCTTTTGGTTCTTTTCTTTTTCTTTTTTGCCCTTTAATAGGATATATATTTATATATCAAAATATGTTTAATTATATGAATCTTAGGTGTATAATGATCTTAGTTGCTGCTCCTCTGATAGAAATTTTACTGATGACTCTAAGTAAGACGCAAATTTCCATTCAGAGATGTTATGAGTTCCCATCGAGGATGCCTGGGGAGTCAACGTTTATTTCATGACGTAATTAACCCATTCATAAGCAATTAGTCATCTAACACGGATGATGTCTGGTTTATTCCGTAAATGGATTAAGACTATCAGGTTTTACTTGATAGTCTTTTTATTTTGTGTTATATATATTTATATCTAATTGTATATCTCATGCCTCAAGGAAGACCTAGAACTGGTAATCACACTAAAATGATGATTAATTTTACTGAAGAAATAGCTACTGAACTTAAAAAAAGAAGTGAAGTAGGTGGTTTGCCTATTTCATATCAGGTAAGAACAGCAGTTCAAGAATATTTAGCTAAGACTTAATTTTTAGAATATTTACCTTTTTCTATTAACCAATCAAATTTATTTATATGTGATTCACAATTTTGACATCGTTTTACTGTCCAAGATAGATGTCCTGTAGTTGTTATAAAATCACATTTAGGACATTTTAAAGTTGCTCCAGAGTATCTTTTACATCTGGAGTAACGTGTTACTGGTACAAATTCAGTCATCATAAAATCCTATAAATATTTCAGCATCTTCTGAGGGATTAATTTTATTATCAGGATCATCAGATATACGACCTAATATTTCCCATAATTTAATCCAATCATCATCATTTAACAAAGATGAGTTGACGATAGTAGGTTTTCTATTTTTAATCATTTTTTTAAAGGAATTAGTTTGTTATTTGTACGTTTTATTAATTCTTTTGGTTTATAAAAGTCTTTATTGGAATCCAAAGAACCATCATATGAATTTATATATTCAATAAAAAACATTTTATGTTCATCATCATTTAAAGAACTTAAATATTGATCAAAAAAGTGTTTTAAAAATGGTTTATTGGATAATAATCCTTCGATTAATCTATCTTGAAAACCATCTTCTTTAAAAGTGTTATTAGTCATAATCCATCATGCCATTTAGTTCCAAAACTACTCATCATTTCCTGATCTGTTGGCTCGAAATCAGGATCTAATTTTACTTTATCTATGTAAGGAATATCTTCCCACTTGAGAGCATCATCACTAAACTTTTTTAATTCAGCAATTACTTCTTCCTGTGTGAAGTCTCGATTAATGGCATTATCACCAAAAGCAAGTTCATAAACTTCTTCAATAAATTGATCTTTAGTCATTTTGTAATCTCCATATAAGGTGTTTTAGTTTCATACAAATCTTTATTATGATCCCACCACATATCGATAATATATTTTTGATTATCGAAAAAATAACCTCTATCTGATTCTCTACATTGTTCAATATAGAACTCTATAAAAGGTTCATAATAATCTGTATTTAGATTATTATCTTTAGCTAATTCTTTAGCAGCATCAGTACAATGCTCTTCAAACTTTTCATTGATATAAAGACCGTCAAGAGTCTCTAAAGTTTGATTTTCTAGTGGGTTATCAATCATTTGATTACATCCTCATAGTTAACGTGAAAATTATCCATTTCATCTTTTTTAACTTCATAAAGGTCGGAATATTCCCAATCTCCATCTGTATCATGTGAAAAGTCTCCACCATCAAAATTTCTCCAATGTTCATAAACTTTTTCTTGTGTTACATCATCAGGTGTCGTGATGTAAAGATGATGACAAGTCATCGAAGTGACTGTTAATTTAAAATGTTTCATTTGTTTAATTCCTCAATAGTTGTTTTAATTTTTTCTTCAAACCAATCAGAATCTGTAATTACATCAACTTCATGATTTACTAAATCAAGTACATAACTCTTGATTATTTTTGTAAGTTGTTCAGAAAATTCTTGATCAACTTTATTGATAATTGAATCATTTTTTTGATGATTCTCATGAGAATTTCTCATAGCTTTTTTAACTCCTTTTTTGCTTTTGTGATTTTTGTAATTAATTCAACCTTTTCATCAGGATTTTCTATATCTTCAAGTTTGTTGGTACATTTTTGTAGTTCTGTTTCTAAGGTATCCTTAAATGATTTTAAATCTAAAGCTTCCTGTATATCAGGTATTCTAAGTTCATCATAGATTCTGTTATACCATCTATTTGCAGTAGCAGTAGATATTTTAAAATGTGATTCAAAATACTTAATACAACTAGCCCTAGTTTCTTTTTTATCAAGATAATCTTGAGCTAAATCTTTAGCTTCTGCTCTTGATTCTTCCCATTTTTCCTTATCTAACACTATTTACTCTCCTTAGTTTTTTTATTAAATAACCTGTCATATTTTTTAGATAGCATTTCTTCATTACTATTTTTTCTCATAACTTGAACAGATTTCTCAAAAGGATTTTTATCTATTTGCTTTTGTAGATTTGCAACTTCAATACAATGTTTTAATTGTTCCTTTTGGATTAATTCAATTGATAATTCATGTTCATCATCTTCATAACCTTCATCTTCAAGTTTGTTATTTGTTATTTGATAGGAATATATCCTATAAATTTTTGTAGATTGCTCATCTTTTAATTTTTTAATTCTGTCTATGTTATCCCAATGAATTTGAACAGCCTTATCATGTTCAGTTTTAATCCATTTTTGTTTTTTGGATTCATTAGTTGTTTTTGGTTCGTTCATGATTAATTAATTGTATAATTATATATTTTAGTATACAATATATTAGTATACTAATCAACCCTAATTCGCCTTTAATGTCTTTTATTAAAAACCTGATTCATGATCACAACATAAAAACCAATAATGAGTTTAAATCTTTCATTAAATATCGAAAGTTATCTCAAGTTGATGAGATAACCCCAGATAATAACGATATGCTTTATAAACTCTTATTGTTATTAATTCTTAAATCTAAACAGTAGCTAGTTTTTTATTTCTTCTTATCTCTTTTAATGCTTCACTTGCTTTACTGTCTTTTGCTTGCGTACCGTGCAATAAAAGAGCAAATCCATTAGCACCTTTATCCATGTATGCGTGTGTATCATCGGTATCTATAGGCAAGTTTAATATTTTTGCTTCATTCTCACTAAATACAACTTTACTGAATCTCTTAAAATAACCTCTATCAATCAAATAATCAAATTTCCCTCCATAACTTGCAACTACTTTCATATTGTTAGGTATTGATCTATTAGTAGGAAATAATATTAAATTCTTAGTATAAAAATAAAATATCAAGTCTTTATTAAGTTCACATACCTTTTTAAGTGCTTCAAGTTCAAATCTTGTATATATATCTCCACTTTGATTCCACCTTACAAGATTAATATTTTTACTTCTTTTTTGATTTAAAGACACATTAAAACATTCTACTAATCCATTAAAATCATCTTTTTTAATGTATTCATTCAATAAACTTGTATTATGCCTAGTAAGGTTATACAAACTAGGATATAAAGCTTCCAGACTTGCACTATAACAAGTAAATTTAGTATCTTTAAATCTTTTAACCGATCTTTTACCCTGGGCATTCATATCAACATATGCACGGCATTCATTAGCACCTGGGCACGTCAACCCTGAACTTTTAGAAAATGTGATGGTGTTCTTAAGCTTAGTGTTATTAACACCAAACTTAAATAATTCATTTTTCATTTTTAATTAATAAAATAAGTTTTTAATTGAAAGTAAAAAAAATACTTTCATTAAAGGATGTTTAAAACATCCCTTTAAGCTAGTATTATTTTTTTAAATAAATCTATCTTTATTAACATCAATAACTGCTATATTCATTAAGTTTTTATATCTAACATTCAAATAACCTACTTTAAACCTTTTAGCGTCTTGTTTATTTACTAATGCACCATAAGAATTAACACCTAAGTTTTGAAAATCTCTATTTGAATTCCAATAATTAAGAATTTCTTTTTTACTTTTAAAGTCTCTACCATAAGCGGCAGATACTGTTAATGTGTGATTCATTTTTTTAATTAATGTAAGTTGAAATTAAAACTATTTATAAAAAATAGTTTTTTAAAACTATCAAAAATAAATTTGATAGCTTTAAGAAACTATTACTTAGTTACTTTAAAAAAGTCTTTTTCTAATAGATTTATAGTATGTTTTCTTAAATAATCCTCTAAACAATAGTGAAGTTCCATTCTTGCATCTTGCCCACTAACGTAATTAATTTTATTTTCGCTTATCTTTAAACGTCCAGTGCTTCCATAGTTACCACTAATTAAAGGTAAGTTTTCATTATTTAATAAAGTTCTATACTCTTTATAAATTCTTTTACTTAGTTTATTTTTTTTAACTTTCATATCATTAATTAACATTAATTCTGAACCAGTAGCATATTTAATATCAACTAAGTCTTTAACAACTATTCTTGTATGGTACTTAACATAGTTTTTTAAGTCTTTAATTGTTTTCATAGTTTTTAAATTAATAAAGTGAATAAAAAAAAAGGGTTAATCTAAATTAACCCATTATGAGCATGAATACATTTATCAGATGCAAGTTGAATTCTATAATTATCTATAGAATATTCTATTTTTTTCAACTTGTTTTCTTGTTTTTTATCCCAATTAGGGTTTTTTAACTTGTATTCTTTTAAGGCCTGTAAACCTTGTTTATGTAGTTGCTCGATATTATCAAGCAAATCTGAAAAAATTTCTTCCATAGTTTAATTAATTAAGATGTAAAGGTATATATAATTATATACCTTTTAGTTCATTAAGTGCAAGAATTGTCTTAACTTGTTGTTGTTGGTAACTGCTACCAGTTTTTAATACTTGTACGCATGCGTCATTGTATTTACTGATATTAGCTTTACAATCTGCAAAAGTACTTTTATTAAGACTTTCAGTAATAACTGAAGTTAAAACTATTCCTGATAAGGCATAGAATCCCGACCAGATAACAAAATTTTTTAACATGAGTTTAATTAATTTAGTGATGTTTAGTTTTAGTAAGCCTGTAAAAGCTTATTAGTTATAAAGGGTGTATTTATCTATTAAAGATAATTACACCCCTTAGAATTGATTTAAAGAGTACTAGAGCTTAATAATTTAATACCCTATCAACGAAGCTTTGAACTTGCCAGCGGTTTAATTCTTCTATTGTTTCGTCATGATCCTGAGATTCTGTAAGAAACAATCTTAAAAAAGATTTACCACTACGTTTTTGATAATCTTCTTTAAATGCAATTTTAAGTGCATTTAAGACAGTTTTGTTTGATTCTGTATCTGCTACAACAGTTTGAGAATCAAATAATTTTTGTTCCATAGTTTAATAAGTATGCAGTTTTCAAGTTACCAGAGAAAGTAGATATACTATCCCCTTATTATTAGTATAGCATAAAATATAACTAAATATAATTATATATAATTATCTTAACATTATGTAACAATAGGGGTGTAGTTGTAAAATGTTTTTTTATTTTTGTGTGCGTGGGTAACTTAAATATATTCTACAAATGTTTATTGCTTTGGTTCTATACGAATAGCAAGTTCTGGAGCTTGGATGTTGACTGTTTCTACGGATTCACCAACTACTTTGCCTAGGGAGTCTAATATTTGTGCTGCTGTTTGAAGTTGACCTTTTGATACTGCTTTATTGAATAGACGCATACGCATTGCTTGTAAGCGTGGGATCATTTTATCTCTTTCTTTTAACCAATCTTGATCATTCCATTCTTTAACTTTATTCCAATCAGCCCAACCTGTTGTTTCTGATATGCCTTCTCTGTGTGAATGTTCTATTACTAGTTGTCTAGTTGTTTTACCTTCTAACTGTTTTGAATATAGACGTTGGCAACGAGCTTCTATAACTGCTCTTGAATTTGTGCCTCCTGTGTACTTTTGTACACGAGGTTTACGTTGAGGAGCAGGTAGGTCGTTGTTAAAGTTATTTATAAAGGAAGAAGTCACGGACTTAGTCTTTGAGGGGGTTAATATTCTGATGATAGCCTTAAAAGTATGAAATGCGAAAGAAAATGAGTAATATTATGAAAAAAAGGGTGATATGAGCTTAAATGAGGTCAGTTTAAGGTATGCACAGGGGGAGGTGTTTAATAGTGAGAAAAGATTTAGGGTGCTGGTTGCTGGAAGAAGGTTTGGAAAGTCATATTTATCCTGTATCGAGTTGCTTAGAGGAGCAATCAATAGACCTGGTGAAGTTTATTTCTATTGTGCTCCTACTTATAGGATGGCAAAGGATATTGCGTGGAAGGAATTGAAGAGATTAACTCCTAAGACATGGATTCAGAGTAAGAATGAAACGGATTTAAGGATTGATTTGATTAATGGGTCAAGTATTGAATTGAAGGGAACTGAAAATGCTATGGCATTGAGGGGTAGGAGTCTTGCTGGTGTTGTATTAGATGAAGCTGCGTTTATGGAAAGGGATGTATGGGCTGAAGTTATTAGACCTGCATTGGCGGATAAACAGGGATGGGCATTGTTTATTAGTACTCCTGATGGAACTGCAAGTTGGTTTTATGATATGTGGTGCTTTTGTGGGGAAAGGGAGTGGGATGATTGGCAAAGATGGAGTTTTACTACGATAGAAGGGGGTAATGTTAAAGCTGAAGAAGTAGAAGCTGCTAGGGGTCAGTTAGATCCTAGGACATTTAGACAGGAGTTTGAGGCTAGTTTTGAGAATCTAACTGGTCTTGTTGCTGTTAGCTTTAGCGATGAGAATATTGATAAGGAAGTAGAGGATCTTCATATGCTGCCTTTGTTGTTGGGTTTGGACTTTAACGTAGATCCTATGGCTGGAATCTGTGCTGTGAAGCATAATAATACACTATATGTCTTTGATGAAATCATGCTGACAGGTGGTGCTACTACTTGGGATTTTGCTGAAGAAGTTACTAGAAGATATGGGGTTGATCGAAGAATTATTGCTTGTCCTGATCCTACTGGTAGTGCAAGAAAAACAAGTGGGGTAGGGGTTACAGATCATACGATACTTAGAAGGTCTGGTTTTACTGTTATGAGTCCTAAATCGCCCTGGAGGATCAGAGATAAGATTACTGCTGTAAATACTGCTTTGTATGATGCTGAAGGTGTAAGGCGAACTTTAATACATCCCAGATGTAAAGAATTAATAAAAGCACTTAGAACTTTGACATATGCACCAAATACAGGTCTTCCTAATAAAAATCTAGGAGTTGATCATGCTTTTGATGCTTTTGGTTATCTTTGTTTACAGCAGTTTAATTTGGCAAAACCAGAGACACTAGGTCAAACTGCATTTAGAATATACTAAGATACCTAATTCTTACTATGCCTTATCACACTGGGATGAAAAAGAAGAAAAAGAAAAAGAAGGGAGGTAAAAAACGTGGCGAATGTTCCTGTAAATAAAACTCTTTACGCTAGAGTAAAAGCCGAAGCCAAGCGTAAGTTTAAGGTATATCCTAGTGCTTATGCTAATGCGTGGCTTGTACGAGAGTATAAGAAACGTGGTGGTACTTATCGAGTGGAGAAGAAACGTGGCAAAAAGTAGCCCAAATCCTAGAGCAAAGGGTGGTTTGACCCGTTGGTTTGCTGAAAATTGGGTAGATATTAAAACAGGTAAACCTTGTGGTCGTTCAAAAGGCGAAAAACGAAGCTATCCTGCCTGTCGACCAAGTAAACGAGTATCAAGTAAGACACCTAAGACAGTAGGCGAGATGACAAAAAGTGAGAAAGAAAGGTTTAAACGTGAAAAAACTGGTAAAAAGAAGATAACCTATCAACATAGGCGAAAAACTACCAAAAGGACTAAAAAATGATTGAAATTACTGATGAGATGCTCGACATCATTGAAAAAGTGAAAGGAAAGCGAAATCCTGCACTTTGGGACCCTAGATGTGAACAATATCAAAGAAAACTGACAGAAGGTACTGTAAAAAAGTCAACAACAAGTTAAACTATTTATAAATACTCTTTTTTCTTTGAATCATGGCATTTTTTCGTGGAGAGGAAGGTTCTGTTAATTTTAAGAACTCTTCTGGAACTACTGAAGCAGTAGTTTCAACTACAGGTTGGACATTAGATACAACAAAAGATACTCTAGATGTTACTGCTCATGGCGATACATTTAGAAAAAATATAGGATCTTTAATTTCTGGATCTGGTACTGTTGACTTTTTATACACAGCAGCTACTGGTAACGAAACTGCAAATTTATTAGCAGATGTTTTAACAACAGAAGATGCTGCTGATGCAAATTTTGAATTATTTTTAGATACTTCTGGAACTAAGAAAGTAAGTTTTTCTGGAATTGTCACAGGAACAAGTTTATCTTCAACTGTTGGCGATCTTTCAACTGTTTCAGTAAGTTTTATTACATCTGGTACTATTACTAACGCTGCTTAATGCCTAAATCATCTTATTCAGCGAAGCAACGTAGGTTAGCTGCTGTTGCTCCACCACGGGATAAGATTACGGCTGCGGATCTTAAAAAACTTAATGCCAAAAAGAAAAAACGTAAAAAGAAGTGAAACTTACCACTCGCCAAAAAAATCTATTAGAGAAACATTCTGAACACCATAGCGATAAGCACATGGAGTTTATGAAAAGGCGAATGAGAGCAGGAGATACTTTTACTCAAGCCCATAAAAAAGCACAGGCAAAGGTGGGCAAATGAAAAAACGTAAATCTGTCAGTTTAACTTTAGGTAGAGGGGAGAAGTCTAGAAAAGGTGGTCTTACTGCAAAAGGTCGTGCAAAATACAATCGTCTTACTGGAAGTAATTTAAAAGCACCTGTTACTAAAAAATCAGGCCTTACTGAGTCAGAAAAAAAAAGAAGAAAGAGTTTCTGTGCTCGTATGGAAGGAATGCCAGGTGCATTAAAAGATAAAAAAGGTCGCCCGACTAGAAAGGCGTTAGCATTAAAACGATGGAGGTGTTGAAATGACTTATGCTGTTCCTGGCCCAATTAGAACCAACATTGTTTCATCTACTTCTGTAGGTGGTATTGATAGTCCTTTTACTAGAACTAGAGCAGTTCTAGATATGATGAAAGGTTGGGAAATAATGAAAGCTGTTAGTGAAGGTACTGAATATTTAAGAGAAAATAGTGAAGCCTTTTTACCATTAGAACCAAGAGAAGATTATGAAGCCTATCTTGCGAGAGTAAATAGAGCAGTATTTAGTCCTTTTACGCAAAGATTAATTAGAGCAGCTACAGGTCTTGTATTAAGAAAACCAATAACATTAACAGGAGATCCTTATTGGACCGAAATGTTCAAGATGGATGTTGATGGTTGCAAATCAGATTTAGATGAATATGCAAGAAGAATACTGATGTGTTCTCTTACATATGGTCAAAGTCATATTCTTGTTGATTATCCTGCACCTTCTGGTGCGTTAAGTCTTGCAGAAGAAAGAGAACAGAATCGTAGACCTTATTGGATCGAAGTTGATCCAAATAATCTTTATGGTTGGAGATTAGATAGAGAATCTAACTATGGGAATCTTATACAGGCTCGAATTGCAGAAAAGGCTGTATTGCCTGATGGAGATTTTGGTGAAAAAGTTTATGACCAGATAAGAGTTATAGAACCTGGTAAATACAGAGTGTTTCGTAAGAAAGAACAAATTGAAGAAATGTATGATGTCTCTGATAACAGTGTGACAGGAAATTTTGAAATGGGATCAGCAGATAAAGATTATCAACAAGTTGAATCTGGAGAGTTTTCTCTTGGGGAAATACCTTTAGTTACTGTTTATTCTGGTAAAACTGAAAATCTAGTAAGTAAACCACCTTTACTTGATATTGCATATTTAAATCTTGCACATTTTCAAAGACAGGCTGATTTAATACATAGTTTGCACGTTGCATCTCAACCAATGCTTGTAATGGAAGGTTATGACGATCAGACTAAAGATCTTGCTATATCTGTTAATTATGCAATGGCAACTCAACCAGGAAATAAAGTTTACTATGTAGAACCAGCTTCTAGTGCTTTTGATGCTCAATCTGCTGAAATAAAAGAATTACAAATGCAGATGGCTACCTTGGGGATAAGTACTTTGAGTCAACAGAAGTTTGTAGCTGAAAGTGCTGATGCTAGAAGATTAGATCGTGTTGATACTAACTCTATGCTTGCAATGGTTTCTATGGAATTAGAACAGAAATTGCAGAAAGCATTTAATTTATCTGCTGAATATGTAGGTATTGAACCACCTGAAGTAAAGATCAGTAGAGACTTTGATATTGAAAGATTAATAGGACAGGATATTACAGCTTTAACATCATTATTCGATCAACAAGTTATTGATAGAGAAGAATTTAGAGACATTTTGGTACAGGGAGAAGTGTTACCATCAGCGAATGAAGCCAAAACTGAATAGTTTGGTAAACTAGGAAGCAAGTACATATATTTTTATGGCTGGATCTATAGACCATGTTCTGCAACCTGACGGAACGTATAAATGGGAAGTAACAGAGTTAAAACCTAAAACACAGGAAACTACTGAAGTTACTCCCGAACCAAAAGTAACTAAGAAAAAAGTTGCTAAAAAGAAAACTACTAACCCACTATCTGAATAATTAATGGCAATCGAAGAAAAAGTAATTCAGCCTGAGTCTGTGACCAACGCTGAACAGCCCGTGGCTGAAACTACTTCACAACCAACACAACCACAAGCACCTAATTTAGATTCTGTAAAAGCAGAATATGAACAACAATTATCTGCATTAAAAAAACAAGTTGCAGATGAACAAGAAAAATTTAAAGGTGCAAAAAATAAACTTGATGAAGTTTATAAAAAGAAAGAAGAACAACGAAAACAGGAATTAGAAGATCAAGGACAATGGAAAACTCTTTGGGAAGAAGCTAATAAAACTGCTCAAGAAAAAGAACAAAAGATAATGAGTTTATCGCAACAGTTAGAAGATATGAAGACTTCTAATGAAGTGGCTTCTACAAAAACAAAAGCATTAGCTGCTATCAGCAATCTTGGAGCGATAAATGCTGAACAAACTTTGTCATTACTACAAAGTAAGTTACAAAAAAATGCTGAAGGTAAAGTTGTTGTTCTTAATGGTGGGGTTGAACAAGATTTAAATACTTATCTGTCAACTCTTAAAAATCCTGGAAGTGGTTGGGAACATCATTTCAAGCCAAGCAGTGCTGCTGGAATGGGTGCAAAGCCTAGTCCTATAGCAAATGCTTCTGGAGGTCAAGTAAACCCTTGGAAAACGGGCAACCTGACTCAACAAATGCTAATATCAGAACAAGACCCACAGCTTGCAGCAGTGCTCAAGCAAGAGGCACAAAAATAGTTAGTTTCTGTGAAACTAATCCCCTTATCTGTGATTAGGGTATCGCAAAAAACTTTTTATAGGTAATCTGAATGGCTGCTCCGTTTCAGAATTACTCTGGCGGTGTCCTATTAGCGGATATCGTTAAGAGAAATAATCTCAGCACATATGTTTCCGAAGCAATTAAAGAACGTAGTGCATTTTTAAAATCTGGTGCTGTTGTAAGAAACTCACTTCTTGACGCAACAGAAGGTGGAACAAGAATCCAAGTTCCAGAATTTAACCCTGTATCTCCAACTGAGGAAATCTTAGATGGTACAGCAACATGGGGTACAAGTAACTCTGGTTATTTGACACCACAGAAGATTGGTACAGGAACACAGATCGCAACTATCTGTCATAGAGGTTTTGCGTATGCTGTTGATGATGTAGCTGTATTGGCTGCTGGTGAAGATCCAATGGG